AATTTTTATCCCAGGTATAAGCAAATCACGCAAATGCATAGGCTCATAGCAAACGCCACGAAATTTAAACGTTTTACCATCAAACGACACTCTAGACGTATTAAATGGAACCCAACCTAACGATTTCTTCCCCCGCCACCGCAAATACGGCATTTTGACTGCAAATCTGCATTTTACATAACGAGCACAAACGCGCTGAATGGTGCTACTATGTAAATTCAACTCCAAATAAGAATGTGAAGTTAAATTCATCAAATCAAACGCCGACAACCATCGATCCCACCGCAGCATGTGCCGTTGGGCCTCATTGCAGTAGTTCCATACCGCATTGACTGCGCGAGCCTGCCGATTAAGTTCTGCGGCGTGCTTATCGCGAAGGCGAAGTTTGATCGTCAAGTGTTGTTTCATACGGCATCCACCACCACGTTCCCCAAATGTCCACCATAATTCGTGTGAGCACAAGCCCCCAGTAGAACCCCATCGCGGTTATCCACGCCTCAGACGGTATTCCACGTCGTTCCAGTCGTCCCCGTCGTGAAGTGGAATTTTCAACTCTACTTGGTATTTAGTTACCAGTCTTTTAGCCAGAACGTGCGCCGCAGTCTGCCCTACGAAGTTCTTATCGTTGTCCGCATAGATCAGGATTTTCTCCACCCCCGGTGGAGGCTCCCATTGGCTTAGTCCCAGATCGTTGATTGCAGCCCATACGGGGACGCCTGAGAGCGTTGCAGCAGAAATCGCAGTCTCGATACCCTCGGCTACGCCCAACGCATCCTTGGGCTCGCCAAGACGTACAGCGCCACCCTTCGGAATGCTCCCCGGCATCATCTTGCGGGGGGTCTCTACCGGGGCCTTCTCGCCTTCCGGGGTCAGAAACGTCCGGTGAATGTTGATAGGCTTTCCGCTCGCATCCCGGACCAGTGCAATCATGCCAGAGAAATATTGGGGCGGATCGTCGGCGTACTTCATCGTTTCAACGTAGCGGAGGTCCTTCGGGAATTTCGTAAGCCCGCAGCGCCGATTCAGCCACTTCCCCGCCGCATCGTTCAGCGTGATCAGGGCGGACGCCTTCCACAGCCCCCGGTACATTTCCTTGGCGGCGTCGGGTGATTGCTCCATGACTTTCCTCGGGCGTGCTTGGCCGATTAGCGGCTTGATTAAGTTTGCGGCGTCATTGAACGAACACCGCTTCATTTTCATGACTAGGGTAACACCATCCCCGGCTCCGCAGTGTGTGCAGAACCACGTACCACGGCCCTGCTTGTTGTCGAACCGTGCGCGATCTTTGCCACCACACAGCGGGCACGGTTGATGCTTCCCGGTTAGAAACTTGGACGGAACGCCGAGCGCGGGGAGGATTTCATGCCAGCGGTTGCCGACTTGGTAAACGAAAGCCTCACTCATCGGGTGTTTCCTTCTCGGGCTGGGCGCACTCGCCTTCACAGCAATGCACAATGCCCCAGCCCTCACACGTCGGACAAGGCACCGTCGTAAACTTCTCAGGCCGAGGGTCGATAATCAGAACTCGGTCGCCATGGCACGTCCCGCAAATCACGCCCGCGCTCCTGCGTTCGCTGGATTTTTACGACTTTTCGCAAAAGCAATTTGTCGCGATTTAATCCACGCCTTCACCTCGACATCGACCATGCTGGCCGGTGGAGTGTTTTTGATTGACGGATCAGGCCAGACCCCAAACTTTTCCTTGTAGCTCCACGCCGACCACCCAGGCTTCCTACCGTGCAGCAATCCATAGGCTTTCAGTTGCGCAAGGAAGCGTGTCTTCTCGGCCATCGTATAATTCCTGCTTGCCCCCTTCTTTTGGTAAACCGGCGCATCTGGATTGATTTCCATAAGTTCGCCGTCGCGCTCGATCGTCCCCGAAACAACCTCTGGTTTGAACCCGCAATGTGGGCACGCCGCATGTCCCTTTGGTCGCAAGGCTTGGCATGACGGGCATTCCTTTGGTAGCCGAACGCGCCTCTCAGCCTTCGCCTTCGGTAGTCCGTCGTCCAAGCCATCGTGGTGAATATCCGTCACGAATCCCATGCGCATTGTCGTGTCGGAATGGTCGAGGATCAGCGCGTGTTCCTTCCCCGGTGCCGTCCGCAACGCGCGCCCGATGATCTGCACGAACAGCATTTCTGACCTCGTGGGCCGAGCCAGGACTAAGCATCTAACATCCCAGTCCACTCCCGTCGTCAGCGTCCCGACGTTGCAGACAACCTGATAGGCCCCATCATGGAAGCCCTTGCGGATCGCGCGCCGTTCATCATCCGGCGTCCGTGCGTCCTGGTAGGCTGCTTTCACGCCAGCAGAGATAAACCTTTCCTGCAATGCCTTGGCGTGCGCGCAGTCCACCCCGAACACCAGCGTCTTGTCCTTGCCCCATTTTTCCTGCCACGTCCGAACGATGTCCGCCGTCAACGTACCGGCCTGCATCGCGTCCGAAAGTTCGCCCTCGTGGTAGTCGCCAGCAACGATCTTCACGTCGCGCAAATCGGGATGGCCGGTCGCAAATACCCGAAATTTCGAAAGCAAACCCTTGTCGATCAACTCCCGAGTCGTCGCCGCAATCAGCAGGGAATCGAAATACTTGCCCAGCCCTTTCGTCCACGGAGTCGCACTCAAACCGATGAACGGCACGTCTTTCCAGCCAGGTTCGAGTAGCCATTTCTTGTGAAAATCATGCAGCACATGACATTCATCGATCACGACAATCTGCGCCTCGGGATACGCCCCCCGTCGCCGCAAAGTCTGCACAGAACACACCTGAACCGGCTTATCCCACGAGGTCAGTTCATGATTCGCCTGGATCACGCCAATGTCGCGTATTCCCTCAGAGTAAAACGCCTCAACAGTTTGATCTATCAGCGAAATACTCGAAACCACAAACGCCATTCGGTTGCCCTTTTTCTGCGCTCCCTCAACGATTGCCGCAGATAACAGGGTTTTCCCAGCCCCGGTCGGCGCCTGCAAAACAATCCGTTTCACGCCATGCCCGATAGACTGGCGCAATGCAACCAATGCGTTCTGTTGGTGGTCCCACAACTCGCGGTTCATGTACCCCTCCTATTACTCCTATCCATTCTTTTCCAATTGAGAGACTGTCCTATGAGAGTCTTTTCTATCTTGGCTAGGTTCTTTCTAGTCTCTAGCTTCTAAGGTTCTAGTCGGATTTGTTGTCAAATGGAGTTCCGACACCATCCTCTTGTTCGCATCCGACACCAACCCCGACACCAACCTCATCGCAAACAAACTGCATGGCCTCTAGGCAGGTCATTGTCCCAAGACCGGCACGCTTACGATTGCACATTACTCCAGCGGCAACCAGATTGCTTTCATCATTTGTCCCACCGTCTTTAACGCCAATCACGTGGTCAACATGAAATTGGTTCGGTTCTACTCCCGTACCTTTCCAAATCAACTTGACGCCACACCAATGGCATTTTCCATTTGATTTATCGAAAATACGTTTAGTTTTACCGGGGGCATCAGTTCTTTTGAACGGTCTAACTCGTTGACTTTTTGGTACTATCCCACGTCCTACATTTGGATTACCACCACGCTGTCCTCGATCAGATGCAAACTCTATTTTTTCGCGATCTTTCACCATGCGTCGAGAAAAAATTACATTACTCTCAGTGCGGCCGAATACCTGTCTCTCTTCTAATTCAGCCAGAGCCTTTCTGACCTCGGCGGCGGGACGAGCTACCAATGCCGCAATATCGTCATTGTTGGGCTGTAGACCGTCTATATCGAGATGGCCGTAAGGTGTTCCTTCGTGCATATAGCAGATCAAGTCGATCCACAGGCCACGCGCAGCCAAGGAACACATGCGCAATCGGGGATCGGCCCGCCAATCGGCAGGGTAAAACTTCATCCATGGACGATCCACCTATCCCCCCATTCCCCGTCGCAAGTGTGTCGCCGCTGCCCAGTCCCAGGTTGCTGCTGCGTCGGCACGATCGTTGTCATAGCACGAGTCGGGCATATAACCCAAGACTTGACACCTTGCCACCACAGCGCGTTTGGTCTCGGCGCGGTCCCCCATGTTGGCTTTGCCGATGAAGTGCTTACGGACGGTGGCGGGCATTACGTCCAAATAAGGCACGTTATAGAGCTTGCACAGGACCTCGACCACGGCATGAAGTTTCGTCTGTAGGACGATCGTGGAGGCCCGGTTGCGGAGCACCTTGACACTGGCGACTAGCGGGAGGACACGTTCCTTCACCACCAGAACCGGCAGTTCCTTCTTAAACTCCGCGTGCAGTAACCTCCACAGGTGGGCTAGAGCTACGTCGTCATTCTCGCCGTGGACTTTGAGGCGCACCGATTTGCTTTCCGGGACGCCAGCATTGACGTGACCGATGCACATCCCGCACGAGGTAGCCAAATCTAACGAGATAAGTAGCCCAGAGTTCGCGATTTGTCCCCCCCGAACAAATTGGCGCGCAACACCTGCCAAATCCCAATGAAGGTGTTGCGCGCCGCTTTAGGACCGCAGTCCTAAAGGTGATAGTCGATGCCGCCCATCAAGCGTTGTTCATTGAACTGCTTGAACTGCGGATTGAAGAGCCCCACCGAGTTTGATGGGGTGAACGCTTTGTTGAAGAACACGTAATCATATTCCAACTTGGCGGTCCAGTTCTGTGCGATTGCCGCACGGAGTTGACCACCAACCAACGCCCCGGCGACCCACTGGTCACCACACGCCATGCCAGTGATGCAAGCACTGATATTGTGCTCTGCAATACCTGCTACGACTGCTGGCATCAGATTTGCCACCGAGAAGTTGGTAGGCAGATTGATCGGGATCGGCCATTGAGACGGTGGCGTGAGATTGGTCGCCTTTGGGACCAGTCCCGTCAATGTCGGAAGAGGAGCCCCAAGGACGAGTTTTTGCGCAAAGAACCAAGAGTTCTTTGAACCGCAACGCCCCGCAACGCATGACGTTTCAAACCGCGTGAAGTCGTAATCGAAATCGGACTCCACCGCAGCATAAGCCCCGCCGATAGAACCGCCGAAGCCGATAGTGCCACCCGCCATGATGCCAGCAGGATAGACCTTGCCAGTACCAGTCGGGTCAGACGCAACACCAGGAAGCGTCACGAAGTCATATTCCTGGCCAGTGAATGCCGCCCCACCGTTGATGCCGAGATAGAGCCCGGAACCAGACAGCGTAGGCAGTGGCGCAGGCGCCGCTGCCTTGTAAACCGGCATATCCGCTGCCCACGCTGGCAACGCGACGCACGCCAGCAGTGCACCTATCAAGAGTTTATTCCCCATCCCACTACTCTCCTACTTCACGCCA